AATTGGTCGTAAACTTGGCCTTGCATTTTATCGGCTAGGTGTTCCACTTTTTCCTTATTGTATTCCTTCTTACGTTGGAAATCCCAATAAGGCTTTAAGTCTTCGTATGATTGTTTTGTAATCATAATAGTATTTATTGTATATGTAAAGTTGGACTAAATGCTGGTACTCAAAAAAATTTAGTCGGGGTTTTTTAAGGGAAAAATGTATCTCTATTATGCTTGTGTCTGTTATTGCATTTATAGATTAAACTTTTTTTTTAGATTCAACAATGCAGGCCTATATAGAGGTTTTTCAAAAACTTTTCCAGGTATTTCCAAGTTTGATATATATGACGTAGCAGCAGGCCGTTACGTAGCAGCAAGCCCTATCACGTAGCAGCAAGTCTGGACGTAGCAGCAGCTAATTCAAATCTATTGTGGCTCCACGGTGTATAACGGACATAGTGGTATTAGATGTTTTAGAGCCAGCTATTGTTTCTCTTTTACTTCCCCATATATCACTGACATAATTACCTTTCACTCTCAAATTATAATCGCCACCACTATTTACATTGATATTGCCATCAACGGTGACCAAATTGATATTGCCTTTATCCACTTGTATATTAACATTAGCGTTAGGACCTATTTGTATATCATAGTTATTAAACGGCATACCTGATTTGTTAATGTAAATCTTATGGCGGCCATCTATCGTGATATCTGAATCGCCACCAATAGAGTTGTAACTATTCCAGGAAGTAATTTCATATTTGTTTAATTGGTTAAGGACTGTGATATTGCCTATCGGGTCTACTTCATAAGAGGTACCAGTTCGGTGTGCCTGATAAATTCTTTCTGCGCCAGGCGTGTCATCCCATTCCGAGATGTGGCCAGATTCACTTTCAAAAACGTGATTGTATGGATAAACGGCCGCATAAGGTATTTTAGGTTGATCCCAGGTGTCGCCATCACTTCCCAAGATTATGCCACCGTCTGCATTGATAGTGGTATTAAAATCGGCCGTTGCTATACCTGTATTGTATAGTCGGGTCATAGTCCGTGATACTAAATGTAAATGAGGATTGGCGTCACTTGATTCAAGGTCATCACCAACTGCTTCTTGCAAATTAACTGCCAGTCTATTGGTGTCTGGTTCATTAATCATTCGTGGAAACTTTTCGTTAGGGTCATAGAAACCAAATTTTGAATTCGCACCTTCAATCGGATAGCCTGGCAGACTTCCGATGATAACTGGTTGCTGACAAGCGGTACCATCTCTCATATAACCAAAGACCCACGAACCTTCCACAAGAAAGGATGGTGAATGGCCTAATCCTGAAATGCCTGGTGATGTAACAGGTAATATACATTGCGCCCACGGTAAGTCGGCCGTTGGTAGAATTTCTTTATCGTGTGTGTGTATGCCAAGGACTCTTACCTTATAACGGCCTAACTTTTGTGGATCGTTCCTATCTTCTACCACACCTGTGAAAGAATAAAAGTTTGCTGATAAAATATTAGAGTCGGCCATTGTTTTTCCCATATTGTTTTTCTTTTAAAGCAGTCAGCTTACGCATTATAATACTATTTAGAATTTCTTTACGCAACCTCGTGAGCAACCTGCATAGGTCAGCGACAGGCACTCGCCTCGTTTGCGACCCCTTATTGCCCATCTTGGAATTCTTTACGCACTCTTGCGTAAAGGTAAAGGTACCTAATACTCTATTCCAGAACACTTTGAAGACTGCGGAGTAGCTGTGAGGCTTCCTGCTTAGCATATAGTACAGCTGGCGACCTTGATGTGGTATGCTCAGTTGACCTGCGTTATACACAATATTACTCACATTGTCAAGCGAATATCCTTGTAGTTGTTCTCTAAATGTTTTCATAGTCGTTGTGTGTTTCCTGTCTGTATCTCTACTACGGCCAGCTATAAAGGTGACCAAAATCTGTCCTCTTACACGTCTAGCGTTAGCGGTCTTAAAAATTTGCGAATCTCGGAAGTCCTCTCAATCCCTTTCATTTTAGTTTATCTATGAGGTCCTGTTTTAGGTAATTTCTGTCCATCCAATGTCCCTAAACTTTTAATCCGACCCAATAGTGCTTTATCTAACTCATATATATTATGACTTTTACTTTTAGGACTTTCTACGTGTGTCCAACTATCAAATTCTGACTTATAAGGGTGAGCAACATTATCCTTAACTGCACTAATCACCATAGTATATCTACCAGCTGGTCCTCTTACAATATTATGTTTAATCGCTGTAACTAAATATCGTCCACCCCAATGAGGATTTTTAAGTACTGGAGTATTTTGTTCCATAGGTCTTAATAAAGGCATTTCAAAATTTATAATATCTCCTGCACGTAATAACGAATTACCCCATACATTTAAAGTCAAGACACCGTGTTTTAATAATTGCCTTTGGGACATCATATGTTGAACCCTTAATTTAGGTCCAATAAACTTAAAGTTATCGTGAACATTACTAGTATTAGGTGAAAGTACAACTCGTTGGTCAAATTCTTCCGATACTGCCTTATTAGTATCATCAAATTTTGCATAAGGTAAAGGTGTTTTAACATCTGTTTTCCATCCATCACTATGTTCAGTATGAAAATGCTTACCAAAATTCTTGTCATAATCATATTCATTTATATTAATTGTTTTATAAAATGGATCATACTCTATTGATTTATTTGCATAAGCACCTGCACTTAAATTTTTTAATATATTAACCGAGTCAGTTAATCCCCAATTATGGACACCGTGCATATCTTTTTCTGGAGTAGGAGTTGAATGTGGACCCCTAACGTTCTGTCGTTGTGGCATATATCTAAATTTAGAAGGTCGTGCTACAACACCATCCACAGCAAACATAGATTCATAACTTCTAAAATGGTATCCATCTGGCGTTTCAAAAAATAAATATCCTGCATTTTCATATTTACCTGATACTGCCCTCCTTGCCATCATATCAATTGCTTCAAATGGTCTTAAATTTGGTATAACTACTCTAGTTGGTAATCTTGTAGGTTCTACATATAAATTTTTTCTACTAGAAAGATATTTTCTATTCTTAAATATATCTTCAACACCCACTTCAACCTGGCCAGTATATGCCTTACTAACTTTTCGGAAAGTACTAAAATAAGCTTCTCTTGAACAAAAATAAATATCATACGCTTGAGCGCCTGCAACACCTGACCTATTAGGTGCTACACTTTCTATTTTATATATGTGAAATGGATGTCCTTCGTTGGAAACATTACAAAAACCAGCAAGACCTGGTGTATGAAATGCTAAATTTAATCTTTCTAAACCAACAATTGGTGTTAATGTACGAACATCTTTAGTATCATATACTTGTATTTTACCAACCATTGTACGGTTAAAAATACTTTGCTGTAGTTCTATACTTATAATAATATTTTGTATATCAATCCTATATGGTGCATTGCTTCCAGGAACACCACCTGCTATTTTGTAGGATAATATTTCGGCAACATCTAAATTATAGTCGCCTGCTTTTATGAGTCTTTCTTTATGCTGTGCCATATCATTGTCTAATCAATGTTCTAAATTCTTTTATGAACAAATCAAGATATTTTGGATCAAGCACCCTAATTTGTCTTTTCTTATCTTGTATTCTTCTTTCGTATTCTGCATTAGTCACAACACCTGCACCTGCGTCCGTTGAATTGCACTCTATCATATGAGAATAATCTTCAGGTCCTTCACTTATTTGAGGACCACTTGATTGTAATTTTTCATAATGGTGTATTGCGTCAGGTTCAGTATATTTGTCCTTTAAATAATTTTCAAATTGTAAATTGGATAACGGCCAGTCATAGTAAGGATTTTCAATATTGTTTATCATACACACAACCCAAAATAAATCTGACTCACCATATACTTTATATGCTACGTGTTCTGGTCTTTCTCCATCTGCAACATCATACTGGTCTAATAGAGTTATGTTATTTTTTATTTTAGTTCTTGCTTTAACTCTACGAAATATATCAGGCACTAATTTATAGTTTTCATTACCTTTAATATCATATATCATCAGCGGAAACTGTTCAAAATATCTTGACATTAATACCCTTCTTTCATTTTCTGTTTCGTCAAATATTCTAATTCTTTAAAATGTAAATCAACTTTATATGTAATTGGTGCATTATCAGTGTCAAATGTTTTAAAATTACCTGCACCAGGTGTGTACTTTACATTGCAACTTGTCAATGCACATCTTGATATTTTATTTAAGTGAGTATTAACACCAGTTCTATGTAAATAATGTATTTCAAATTCTGAAGGATATCTAAACACACGACCTCCCCATTGGTCATCTTTCCAAGGGTGCATATGGTATTTAAACATTGTAATTATTTTTTGTACTGTTGCTGTTTCATCTGGATTTCTAGGCCAAAAGGCAAAAGAATAATCAAATTCTCTCCAACCAGGACCTGTATAAAACATTTCTTTACGGTTATTCATTGCCATACCAAAACCCTTACCCAACAATTTCAACCAATCACCCATACCTGCGCCTTGGGTCATATCAGACATTACTTTAGCCGCTCCTCCAGCCATAGCTCCTCCAGCGTGACCAAACATTTTTTTCATCATCTCTCCTTGTCCTTCTGGAGTCTGTAATGTTGCCAAATCAGCATTTTTTACATCCTTCCAAGCAGCGGCAATATCTCCTGATAAATTTGTATCTTCTGCATCCCAATCCGCACCATAACTAACTTTAATATCAGGTGGCATATATAATGCAATTGCACCACTTACTATATCTTTGGTTGAGTCATCTGATAATACAGTATTAGTTTTATTCATCCGAGGTATAGTAATGCCTCTTTTTTTATATTGTTCTCTTATATCATCCGTCCATTTACCACGTGGTCCGTGACTATTACGTGGTCCACTGAAATCTGTTGGTAGGTCTGGACCCTCCCAAGTTTTGCCTGGGTCTAAACCCATAGATTCTGCTAATTCTAAATCTGCATTGTAGGCTGGATTATCACCAAGGTTGGTTGCTATTGTAAAAAATAGTATCCAATTCCCTAGTTCTCTACCAGTTAATTCTGATGGATATTGTAGATGTTGAAAACCTAAAGGATCATCTTTAACACTTGTAGAAGTGCTGTTTAAAGTTTTTTCAAATGGTGATTTCTTTAATAATTCATTAACGCCACTAACATTTCCTGACGCTACTTGATTTGCTGTTGAACCAAAATTACTAATAAGACTACTAGCCGAACCTGATAAAGCACCCATTGCCTTATTAACAATAAAGCCTTTAACACCGCTTACTGCACTCTTTAAATATTTGCTTATTTTCATATTTTGATCCTTGTTATAAATACTTATATATTTATATGATTAATAGGTAGATTATGGCAAAGAGTTACAAAGGTCTGTACAAAGCAACACATCCCAAAAAGTACGTAGGCAATCCAAATCAAATAGTATATAGGTCTCTTTTAGAAAGGAGATTTATGCGTTATTGTGATTTGAATACTGATATAGTACATTGGGCAAGTGAAGAGTTACCTGTCAGATACTATAGTCCATTGGATAAGAAATGGCACAGATACTTTCCAGACTTTGTGATTAAGACAATCAAAGATAAAAAGTATATGATAGAAATTAAACCATCTAGGCAATGTAAAAGACCTAAAACACCTAAAAGAAAAACAAGGTCATTTA